GATTCAACCTTATTAGTCCAGTCCTGTGACTGTACCGGTAGATTTGGGTCTGGAAAGTAAATGGCCATATCTACTATTCTACCTTGTCTTCTTAGAAAATGCACAAAACCCCCGGAGCGATAAATGCTCTACGGGGGCTTTGTTATTGACGAGCTAAGGAGGAAAGGTCGTCTGGTATATTTTACCATACTACTCAGACAAAAGAAAAACCCCCGACCCGAAGGCCGAGGGTTAATCTTAGTGGGAGCTATTAAGCGCCTGCACCGGTTGATGCAATTGTGCCCGTCGGGAGCAAAAAGCCACCAGTTGCGATGTGGCGAATGCGCATCTGAAAGTCATCAGAGTCAAAGCCACCCTCACGAGCAGGAACTGCACCGCCGCCTAGGTATAGACCAGCGTCAGCCTTGATGCGAAGCTCAGGAGCCTCGTAACCACGGAGGAAGCCAAGTACGATACCTGGGTTTAGGGTGTCAGATGGAACTGGAAGTAGGAACCACATGGTGTCTGCTGCCGAGTTGTTGTAAATCTTCTTAATCCAAGGGTTTACAACAATCTGGATTGACGAAGCGATTGGGTTGCCCGATACGGTTGAGGTAACGGTGTCGCCAACGGTGATTTCCTGACGGACCTGCTGGATAGCAAGAATCTTCTTAGCGGTTAGTTCTAGTGCCTGTGGGATAACTAGAACGAAGCGGCTTAGAGGGGTGATTGACTTGCCGTTGTAGGTCTGAACGTTAGCAGCGGTGATTGCTGCCTCAAGTGACTCAAGTGACAACACTGGGTTGCCGGTCAAAACGTTCTGGTTAGCGGTCTTGAAGTTAGCAGTGTTTAGACCTGCAGAGGTCACGAGCTGCTTGGTAACTTCTTCGTCTTCCTTGCCGGCTGCCTTGCGAGCAAGCTCTAGAGGTAGACGCTCAAGTAGGCCGATGTTGCCGTCGTTTACGATTGACTCCCATGAGAAGCGAACGCGAGAACCGGCCTTCTTGACCTTGAACTCAGCCTCAGTTAGTGAGAACCAGCCGATGGTTGGGTACTCGTCGTACTCGCCAACGGTAGGTAGTGAGCCCTCGCGGAACTTGTCACCCATGTTGTCAACGCCGTCATCCTCGTAAGCGAGGTTCTGGTAGTTAACGTTCTTGAAGTCATCTACAACAAGCTTCTGTGCGAAGTTGTTCCAGACCTTTGGCTGGTCTGCGTAGTTGGCAAGCATAATCTTGTTTAGAGTTGGGTTAAGCTGAACTGGCAGGTCAGAGGTAGAGATACCTTCCTGAAGCTTTAGCTTGTCCATGCGGTCGCCGCGAAGTGCACCTTCGAGAAGCTTTGCAGCCTCAATCTGGCGGGTAGTGATGTTTTCAGTCATTGTTTATATTCCTTACGCTGCTGAAACCAGGCGAACGTACACGTCACCAGCGGTGGTGGTAGTCTTTGCCTTGATTGCGTGGCCGATGAACTTGTTACCAGAAGCGGTAACGTTGATAACGCCAGCAGAGGTTACGTAGACCGACTGGCCAACGGTAACTGCTACTAGAGTCGAGAACTTGAAAACGCCGTCTAGCTTTAGGGTGGCGTAGTAGTTGCCATCCTCGCCTAGAACTGCGTCCTGCTGTGCGACACCAACAACCTGACCAACCTGAACCAAGTCGCCTGAATTTACAGTGCTTGCAACAGGGAAGACCAGTTCACTGGCTACTTTGTAAATCTCGTTAAGAGCCATTTACTTTCCTTTACTTACTTGCCAGCGAGGCGTGACACGATTGCGTCAAACTCGTCGGCTGAATTGGTTTTGGTTGCCTCGGTGATAACACCAGTGGTGTCAGCAACGGTGGCGGTTACAGCAGATTCGCTTACTGCGGTGACGTATGACTTCTCGTCAGCAATTAGCTCATCTACAGACTTGGTGTTGGTCTCAGACTTCATTGCCTCGGCTACGCGCTTTAGCGAAATCTTTGGTAGACCTGATTCGTTGAACTTCTCAGCGACTTCTACAGGGTCCACAGCTTCAACTTCTTCAGCAGCCTCATCGGTGCCTTCAGTCTCAGCAGGGGTTGCAGACTCTACTAGGGTCTTTACAGACTCAGATAGAGGGCTGATAGCCTCAACTAGGGCAGACTTTAGGTCAGCGAATGCTGCCTCGAACTCTTCCTTAGTAATCATGCTTTCATTTCCTTCCGATACAGACTCCGATAGCGAAGATGCTTCATCGTCCTTTGCTTTGTAGCTCTCAAGCAGTGACAAGAACTTGCCGCCTGCTCCGGCTACGGTTACTACATCTACGCTGGTTAGCGGGTCTGCTACCATCGACTCGATGATTGGGCCCTGTCGGCCCTCTGCCTCACCGAGACGGGAATCACCCATCGCACGGATTGACAGACCAACATCTCCAGCCATCTCTTTGATGATTGGAGCGAAGTGTGAATAGAATTCGACATCCGCAACGAGGCCTGAGCCGTCAAATTGCGCGTCCGAGACCAACTTACCAGCAAGCTGGTTTACGTCTCGCTCTGGGCGGTCGTTCGCCTCAGAGATTCCAGGGTGGTTCATGAACACCTTGGTGCCCTTGGTAAATACCTGTGGGCCATACTCTGCCAGCATCTCTGCTGGGTAGTAACCCGATGAGCCCCAACCGGACTCGATAACCTTAATACGCCACTTCTTGCCAGAACCGGTTGCGCTAAAGGCAAGCGATTCATTAAGTGAAACAGTCATAATTCTCCAATAAGTTATCTAACTGTATTCAAGTATACCATACAGATATGATAACTAAGCTATTGGCGCGTTGTCTCCGGCTCGCTGGTCGTTGGCGTTATCCTGCATCGAACCTACGGCACCCGAGTTACCCTGCGAAGGGATAGCGCTACCGCTATCTGCACTGGCATTAGGGTCAGTAACGCCTTCGCCGGGCACAGTCAGGTGCAGGCGAGGAACGTCAAGAACCTCGATGATTGCGGCGCGGTACTCGTCCTGCCAGATTGCTCCAGACTCATAAGCCAGAGCAAGGGCCTGAGTCAAACGCTGTGAAGGCTCGGTCTCAATCTTTGGCCAGTTGACAGCAAGTGCGTCATCCTTTGCACCAAGGAAAGTAAGCACACGCTTGTAGAACAATGACCAAACCTGCTGGCGAGATTCCATCGCCTTGACCGTTGGAACGTCTAGCGTCTGTGCCGTGCCATACGCACCCGAGGAACCCGGGTCCGATAGAAGTGCGACAACCGAGACCTCAAGGGCAGAAGCCACCATTGAACCCAATGGACGGCCATCAGTAAGGTTGATGCTAGAACCTCTAGGCATCTGACTAAGTTCCATGTCAGCGCCCATAACAGCTGTAGACCCTGCAGTAGAAGGAGTTGCAATTGTCGCAGCAGCATTGGTCGCACCGGCTTTCGTCTTGGCCTTAAGCTGCCAAGCGAACATGCTCAGAGCCTTTAGCATACGAGAGCCATCCTTTAGATACTCGTTGTATGCGTGCGCCCAAGGTAGTGCAGGGAAAGCATCTGGGACTCCCCAGATTACACCAGCACGGCGGTTGACTCGGAAGTCAAACATGACGTAGTTCTCGTCTACCGGCTGATTGTTGATGCGGCCAGCAAAGCGGCCACCGTCTGGGGTGTAGGTGTCGACTGGATACCAGACGTTCATCTGGGTTTCCTTAGCCTGACCACCAGCAAGTTCCTGCTCACGCTTAGTCCAAGTACGGCGCAAGTAGCGAACACGCTCTGCGTCATCTGGGTCAGTCACAACAGCGGTAATCTCATTGAACGGAATACGCTGGAACTGCTTGGTCTTTACGTTAGCAAGTAGGAAGAATTGACCGTCTGTGAAGTTCGCGCGTTCGTTAATAACCTGCGCCTCAGGTGAGAATAGCACTTCCTGGTTGCGTGGGTCGTTGATGAACTTCTGCACACGAGGTGGCTGGTCTGCGAATGATACGCCGCGACCGAAGATGTATGAGGTGCGAAGGCCGCATCCACGCTTTAGAAGCGGGTTACCCTCTGTGGTTTCACGAATACGCTTAGCTGCATCCTGCAAAGCGGTCAAATCAAAGCCATCGGTACCAGTAGAGGTGGCAAGGTCGTTCCAACCATTGTCCTCGAAGGTTAAAATGGCGGCAGCCATCGAGGCATAAGACTCACGAAGCAATTCGTTTTCGCTAATCATTGCCTGCAAATTGTCTGAAATTTGCGTTGAATTCTGCTCAGAAGCCACGTAAAACATCCTTAAAGTTTAGATAAACCTATTTTACCATGTCCAGTTGGAATAGAAAGGATGTTGCTGGTCTAGATAATTGGTATCAAAGTTCACCATATCGCCTGGTTTCTTGTCGGCATACGGAGCATTTAGGATGTGGTCAAGGCTCACAGTGGCGTAAACTAGCGCATCGAGACTGTCTGGAGACTTGATTCCACGGCTTCGCATGTCATCCTTGGATTCAATCTGGATTGCACCCTTAGTCGAGAACTTATACTGAATCATCAGCAGTTCGTCCAGCAATGCCTTGTCATCTGGGTCTAGGTCAATCTGACCTGCCATCATCTGCTCACGGAGTGAGTCGAAATTATATGCACGAGCATTATGCCAGCGAGTATTATCCGGTGACGCAGCAGAACCGAGCATAGATATAACAGTATACGCACCATTGGCGATATTAGCCACGAGGTCAATAATAGGACCACCAAGACCAGCACCGTCAATACGTACTTCGTTGCAGCCATTATCTATCGCAATCCTGTGAATTCTATTAGCGGTCTCAATCGCGGTAGCCTTTGTCCAGCGCTCCACAACTCTAGCTCGGCCACCACGGTTTAGGTAGGCAACCGAGTCATCCTCACCGAAGCGGGCAACGTCAACGCCGAGTTTGGCTACGATACCAAAGTCTTCGATAATCTCAGTGTCGCTTGCGCGGTCTAGCGCACTCTGTGAGAAGAAGGTGTTGTCAGCCTCATCCGGGAACTCTCCCAATACCTTTGACTTAAAGCGGGCCGATTCCTCGCCCCATGAAATCTTCTGCTTCTCTACCCAAGCTGGCTGGATTAACAAGGGCAAGAGGTCCTGAGGGACCTCATTGCGCTCATCCGTGAAGTTTGGAGTATCGTAGGCTGAGATTTTAATCTTGTGCCAAGTTGGGTCTTCGCGGAAGATGCGGTGGAACTCAGTACCACGCTGGTCAGGGTTGCCAATCGCAAGAACGCGGGCACCCTCAGTGTTAGTAACCGCTTCAGTTGCGGTATATAGGTCATTCGGAATACCGCCAGCCTCATCAAGGATAACCATCACATAACGGCGGTGAATACCTTGGAACGAGCTAACTAGGTCCTTATCTGCCGGACGGCGACCCCACGCCATCACGAAACCATCTTCGAGTTTCCACTCTTGGCTCTGGTTAATCTGACCAGGCAGGTTCACGCCATTGGCCTTAGCTAAGTCGTAGTTGGCCTTAATCTCGGTGAACAGAACTCGGGCAATCTGCACGTATGTTGGCGCAGAACAAATAACCGCTACATCTCGCGGCTCATGTGTGGCAACCCACCAGACCGCAAGCATACCTGCAAGACCTGACTTACCAGCACCGTTACAACTAACCACCGCGGTGTGGGTATTATTCACAACGGACATCGCAACCTCGCGTTGCTTTGACCACATATGCTTGCCAAGGACTTCCTTAGCCCATAGAGCTGGGTCCTCTAAATACTCTGCCTTGCGTGAACGGGCACGAAGGTCAGCAATAACACCGTCTAAGACGCTATCTATCACTCTTGCAAACCCACTTGTCATGCTCTAGATGCCAGAAGACTACCGTATACACGTTCAACTCACTACCGTGGTACGACTCCACTTTTCTAAAGGTCATATCAAGATTGCGATAGTTGGTCTTCATGGCGGCAGCCCACTCTGGCCCGAAGCGATACTTACGCTTGGTCATCAGATTGCTCCTCGTCCATGATTTCATACTTAGCCCGCACAAGGCCATCGGCTACGAGAACCTCAAGTTCACTTCGGCTGATATCTGGGTATCGCTCGGCAAGTTCGTTCTTAGCAAATGTCAAGGCTGAGTCCATTGCGCGTAGCAGGATGCTCTGCTGGTGCATTGACAACTTGATTACGTTCTCATCAAGCACGGTCTGTTGCTGGTCAAGACGCTTGCCGATTACCTCTAGGGATTTTAGTAGCAAGCGGGCTGAGTCCAAGTCCTTGGCTTTTAGGGCCATATCGCGGAGAGAGTCTTTTAGTTCGTGCAGTTCGCTCAGAAGAAGCTGACGCTGCTGGTGTTCGGTCCATACGTCGCGTGAATCAAGCAGGGTCTTTACGTGTTGCACAGCCTGGGCAGCAGGGATACCGCTTAGGCGTTCCATCTCCTGCGGGCTACGACCATCTGCGGCAGCCTTTAGAAGGATGTCGTCGAGGATGGTTGTGCCGCGGTTTGCAGGTAGATTCATATTATTAAAGTCCTAGGATACCCATCGGGCGCTTGCGGTGACGGGAAGTCCCAGCATCGTTTGCTTCGCTGGCTTTAAGCATGTGGTCGAGTTTACGCTCAAGGTCAATTAGGCGGTCATGCAGCTTGTTCTGACCCATGATTAGGTCGTGGATAATCTGCTGAGTTTCCTCGTTGATATCTGCATCGCTGTTGTTAGTTGGTTGTTCTGGTAGGTCAGTTAGTCCACGGGCCATGAGCTCTCCTTGGGGTCAAAAGTTTTGAAAAATACGTGTGAAAAATTTTTTAGATGAGGTTTTCGTCAGGAAGTTTTTCATCCCGATATGTTTGGATGGCGGCATCAATGATGTCCCATGCTTCGTAGTCATTGTCAATCTCAAAGAAGACCGTCTGGCAGTCATCGTTTTGTTCATCGCAGAACCTAGCTTGCCATACCTCGGTATTGGTTTCATCTGTGCAAGGGTCAACAAGGTCAAGGACCATAGTGAACTTACCGAGGCCTGACATGTTTACGATTATTTCTGACATATAAGTATCTTAGCATACAAATTATTTTGGAAGTTGCGAAAAATTGGATACGGGTGTGAGGCCGTCAGAAACAGCCCAGGTAGGCGAATAAAATGATTTGTTTGGGGCGTTTTTTGATTTGACAGGGTTTGCCAGGGCGTGCAATACTTGATTTATCAGCCAAGGGGTTGATGGAAAGCGACTAACAAAGGAAACGGAACATTGAACGAACTTTTTGAAATCCTAGACAACCGCCTAGAGATGGGCCGACTTGACGAACACTTTTCAGAAATCGACTTTGTCGATTCACTAATGGAATCAATCGAAATCACCTTTGAGGAATACAACTAATGAAAACTTTTTCTTTCTACTGTTCAGAGTGTAAAGCCGACGACGAACGCACATTCGGACTAATCAACTACAACCCGAACGGTTGCGGTTCGGAATACCTAACCGATTGTGATTGTGGAAACCTGCTAACGGAGGTTTCTATTGAAGCAAGCGACGAGGAAATCGACCGCGACAAGCCCGCTTGTGAGTGTAAAGATTGTGCAGAGTCTCACCTAGAAACCCCCTATTCTGATTAGGGGAAACGCCTAAGCCCATCGGGGGATTTAGTAAGTTCGATTCTTACTTAGGCACGGATAGCAATACCGCTAACCATAAACAAAGGAAACGGAACAATGACTACTGCAACCTACAAGACGATGCCCGCACTACTGGCGACACTAACCCCGTTCAAGCATGGCTCTCACTCAGCCCGATGGAATGGCGAGGTTTATCAGGTTTATTCCTACTCAACCCTTATCGCTACGGCGGTAGACGTAAACCGCGGGTTTGTTGACGTTACTACTTTCAACCAGCGCAAATACAGTGTCACGACTTCACGACTTCAGAACATCATCCGTAAAGCGTGGTCTATCTAATGGCCCGCCTAGCGTGGAAAGCATTAGGGCGCGTCGTTGGCGCGTCCCTGATGGTTGGTTTCTTTTATCTTTGGATTCTCGCAATAATCGCAATCTCACTAATGTTAGGAATGAACTAATGGAACTTACGCAAGAACTAATCGTCAATGACCTTCAGAAAATCAAAGCCGTTCTATCCAAGGTTTACGGCGTAACCGACATTATCATCGAATACCCCGGATTTTTGTCAATCGGTTACGACGGCCACGAAATCCACGCGGCTTACTGCTATGACGGCGACGAGAACACCGATGGCGAAAAGTTTCACGTCTATGACTACAGTGACGGCGTGAATGACTTTAGCCGTGTGTTCGACACGAACAACGACACCCGCTACACCGCGGGCAAAATCGCCCGAGTAATAAACGAATACTTGGCTACGCGTTAGCCAGTAGCCTAGACCCGACGGGGGTAAACCAAGTTCGACTCTTGGCTAGGCACGACACGGCAACCGCCGTGCAATCGCAAAACAAAGGAAACGGAATGACTACTTACTATCAGATTGCCCCCTACGTCATCGGCGTGGCAGGGGACGGGTTTACAGAGATTGTCTGCCAAAAACACGCCCTGGATTTCGCCAAGGAACACGGCCTAACTTGGGATTCATCCCTAGGCTATACCGAGGAGCGCCCGGACCAGATTTATGCCTATGCCGATTACTTTGGCGAGATTGAATCAGACACGCCACAAAGCTGCATCGCTTGCGAACTTGACGGCAAGCACTCAACCTGGCTAGGCGTAGGCCTAACCCCGGACGGCGTGGAGTATCTCACCGACCCGACTAATGATTTCCCTGCCAACGTTATTAAGTTCTACCTAGGGGGCAACTAATGGCAAAACGCCCGGACTCAACCCGAACAATCACGGCCAAAGCTAGGACTCTTGTCCTACGGCGAGCGCGACTCACCAAACAACTAACCGGGAGGGGAGTCTAAATGAAATGCACCGCGTGCCAATGGCAAGCTGCCAACATTAGCAAGCTCAGCTTTTGCCCGAGCTGCGGAAACGACCGCCAGCTAATCGACCTGCACAAGTAGCACCAAAGCCGGGATGGCATACACCGGGGTTCGAGTCCCTGGCCGGCACTTTATAACAAATCTATAAACCACTTGACAGACTGCTATTTTTCTGTTATAATATACTTACAAGTCAAAAACGAAACAACGAGTCTGGTCCGATGAGCTCTGTAAAACTACGGTTCAAAATCCACCCTGCCCGTTTTATAAACGTCATTCCAACCTATCAAGTCTAGCACAAATCCCGCTATTTGTCAAGTATTTATTCATAACAATTTTGTTATAAACATGGCTTGACAATGCGCTCGCCGAATGTTAGACTTAGTTTGGTACTTGTTTCGTATTATAACGATTTGGTAACAAGGCTTGACAAAGTTGCCTCGGCATGGTATAACTCGGCGAGCGCGGTCCGTTACCAAACCGTTATAAACTATTTTGCCAAAGTGGCTTGACAACCTCCAAACCTGTGCTATAGTTTACTTATAACCAAATAGCAACAAAGAACAGATAGCAAGTCAAAAGATTTTCTGAAAATAACTTGACAAGCAAAAAGATTCGTGTTATAGTTACAACATAACAAAACAAGGCTCTGATAAGTGTCCTAGGCAACGGCTTATCAGCGTGACGGCAGACACGATAAAAGTGGCAAGTCGTCTCCGACAACCGCAAGGCTCGGAGGCGCAACCAAACTTACAGGAGGGTACGGAATGATTACACAGGAGTTAGCAGACCAAATCATGGATTTGTCGGGCTACGTGTCTAGCGGCGTTGGTTTGCCATCGCGCTATCTAATGCCAGAGTTAGTCTCGGCAAGCGACAGGTACGAACTGATTCGCCGTCTAGAGTTCATCTCACGAACCGCCGACAGAATAGCCAAAGACCTAAAGTGGAGCAACTAATGTACAAAGTAACAGAACCGATTCTATTCGGCGAAGACAACCGCGTGAGTGTCTACTATGACGAATATCAACATTCGGCAGACGAACTACTAGGCGATGGGTTTGGAATGTTCGCGCTCCGACTAGCCCGAGGCTTACGCCGACAGGATTTCGGCGAGTTCACAGACGAACTAAACCTATTGTGTAACCGTATAGATTACTCACAGTACGAGTCGGCTATCGGCAAGTACCTAAATCTAGCGGGGCAACATTACCGTACGATTCAACTACATGGTGCAAGCCAAAGTGACTGGGCAGAGGTTATTGTCTATTCGCCAGATGATTTTGTCGAAACGCCAGAGTTCAGAACCGCGCTTAGAGACTGGTGGCGTGGAGACGTGTATTACCTAGTTCACGAACGCCGAGAACTATTTACCAATGCCGATGGCACGAAAACCATCGAGCAATGGGAGACCGTAGATTCCATTAGCGGGATTATGGTTGCCGATTATGACGAACTTACCCCGATTTGCCGAGACACTTTTACCCTGCCAGAGGAGGCAAAGTAACCATGCTAACACCGTACCAAGAGATTCTAGAAACCGTGGCTCGCAACCTAGAGACCATCCAAGATAACCCCTATCCCGATGACGCGCTATCGGAATGGGCAGATTCCGAAGTCCCGATTTACACGAATGAGATTATCGCCGAGTGGCGCGACCTAGATTCAGACTACTGGGATAGAGGCTCGGACTATAAAGCCGATGATTCAACTATCGTAGACCTTATGCGCTACGACTTGTACGCCTATTACACCGAGTCTTTTTACCGAGCCTATCGCGAGGTACTTGACAAACTGCCAGACACCGAAGAGGAGTAAAAATAGACACCTGTGGATAACTTTTTTTCCGCGAGTCACTCTCTCCACTAGAAACTTATTATACTATAATAAATATATATATAAAGTAATAGACCGTATTCAAAATCCATTCAATAAAATCATATGTGTCGCGTATTTCACTACATATTTGATTTTTCTATCCAAAATCAACTTGACAAACCAAAAATATAATGCTAATATAATACAAAGTTATAAAGTATTTATACTATATAATATACATAAGTTATAACACTTTCAACACCCGATTTACCCCGTTCACAGACTTTTCACAGAAAACACCGAAAACCAAAATAGAAAGTTATCCACAGGAGGGCAACATGATTTACAAGGTAGAAACCAAGCAAGGATTCATCGAGCACGAGTTCGCCGACTTACAGTCTGCCAAAGATTACACCATGGCTTTCTTGTCTTGGAGCGGGACAAAGTTTCGTATCGTCAAAGCCCGCCAGACCGTAGCAACTGCCAACCTAATCTCTACTAAGGACTTCTATCAGGAGGCAAACGCCTAATGCCACACCCGACACTAACCCCTAGCGCAACCAAGGACTACCGACTAAACGCCTATGCCGATGGATTTGGCAAGTGGCATTGCGAGATTCTGTTCACAACCCCGATGGGTAACACGAACATGGCACACGCGATTCTAGTGAACGCCATCCGACATGCCAAGCGAACTATCCGCGCCGAGATTGTGGAGCGCATGGCTCCGACACCGACTAGACACTTGCGCTACGAAGTGACAGCCAATAAACTTACAGCACAGAACCAAATCACCTACCTACGCGTATCGGAGAAGTACTAATGAAGAAGAGTGAACTTATCATCGGCAACACCTACGCTTATGACCGTAGCCGAGATGAACTACCATCTCACGTAACCAAGGTGAAACTTATTAGTCTAGAGTCAGAAGGTGGCTACAAGCGTTATGCTGGCGCGGTTCTGGTTGAGTTTGAGACTTGGATGGGATGGGGCGAGAACCGAACTCAGGGGACACGCCGCGAGTACGTTCAGTTATACACGCTAAAAGGCGACTACCAGAGCATCATCAACAAGATTGAACTACGCAAGAAAGACCGCGAGATTCAGTCACTACGCGGAGAGATTGAGAAGAACCGCCGTATCGGGGTTATGAACCGCCATAAGGGAGCGTTCATCGAGTTCGGGGTATCATGGTATTCATTCAGCGAATACCGACCTGACTTCACAGTACCGTTCACCGAGGAGCAGTTCAAGACCGTATCCCGATTGCTAGAGACCTACAACAGAGACCTAGCCGAGGCTAAGGCAAAGGCAGAGGAGATGGCGAATGCCTAAGTACAAGATTACAGCCACGCTAAAGCGAACCTATGAACTCACGCTAGAAGGCGATAGCGAACTAGAAGCGTGGCAACAAACTTACGAGTGGATTAGCGATGACTTTGACGAATACGAAACCGATGCCGTCTGGGACTGGGATGCCATGGAACTAGAGGAGACCGAATGAGCAAGTACAAGTACACAGTCTGGATGGAATACGGATTCGATGTCGAGACCGATGACGAACTAGACCTAGACAACCCGACAGAATATTTTGCGCTACAGTATCTGGCAGACCAGAAGTTGCGCGAAATCGGATTAGATGATATCATCCTAGAAACAACTTATAACAACATAAGCGTGGAGGAGACCGAGTGAGCAACTGGAAACTAACCCTAGTGGTAGACGATGGATGGCTACAGGTCATCAAGGATATTTCATCTGGCGTTGAAGACGGCGAGATGTTCGAGTGGCTAGAGTTGGAGGAGCAGTAATGGCAACCAAGACACTAACCTACGAATACGTTTCCGACTATTGTGTAGTTGTATTCCGAGTCGATGGCGAAGACGACTGTAAGCCAGTCTACGTGAACCGCAAAGACTTGGTGGAGTTGTTCAACATCACCAATGAGGTTATGAAAATCAAGGAGATGCAAGAGGCAAACCCTGATGAGGCGTTGCCGACAGCAGAAGACTTGCTACCTACCGTTGGTGGATTCTTCTTCGGCGACACAGAGTACGATGACTGGTACTGGATGCAGACCGAGTACACACGTGACCGATTGAAGGTAATCCTAGAGAATCCTAAGTTCGAGGATTACGACTTCGAGTATCGCGCATCGTGGTAGACATGGGCAACACCTGTGTCTGGTGCAGAGAAGACACATCGTTCGGTTCAGGTAAGTTCGTGAACCGCATCCCTGTTGGTTGTACCGTAGCAGACCTACCATATGAACTGCCAGAGATTGAAGACAAGAGTACAAAGGTAGAAGGCTACGGCTGTGAGGAGTGCTACGAAGATGAAGACTAAAGACTACGACTACAATATCTACGTGCTTGATGGCGTGTTGTCACTAAGCGCATACCAGTTGGAGATTGCATCCAACGGGCAGATTCAGATACGAACTGACAACTACGTCAGCGAACACTACGAGATGATATCAGAGAACCACGATGTGGTTTCTTACTTGCTTGATAGCGAGGACTGGGCAGATGATATCGCTGGCTGGGATGAGATAGATATGTGGCGAGGCAAAGAGTACTTGACAGAGGGCAATGTACCTGCTATGATTGCGGAATGGGTAAATAACCTACCCGAATACGAGATGTTAGATAGGAGTAAAGAGATTGCTAACTGATACTTTCCGTGCCGTATGGTGCGACAATGATATGCCAGACAAGTCTTTCAACGTGGAGATTGCAAGACTAGACAAGCCAGAGGTACGCGCCTACTGGGACTCGCTATCAGAGCAGGAGCAGGAGATTGCCGATGACGTTATCTTCTTCTTCGTATACGATGAGAGCGAATGGGATGACCTATACAACCCGAACAATGGCGGAGACTTTTACCTACTAAAGCAGGATAACTAATGACACAGTTTTATTTTGCAACAGACGGCAGTTACGGCGAGGCAACAGACCTTATTATCGTGGACACTACAGACTGGACAGACGAGGATTGGGAACTGATTGAGTTCTCCACCGACATGGAGCGTAGCAATATCGCGCAACGCCTTAGCGAGAGCAAGTAGTGGTAGAGGTAAGCCTAGCCCACAAGCAGGTGGACTTCTTATTCCACGCACTAAAGATGGCAGAGTCAGCATACACGCAGACCGGCAACTGGAAAGCGTCTAAGACGGTATCCGATATACACAAAGAACTACATAAACAGATTTTCACATATGGACAAGCAAGAGAAAGCGATGGCTGGGATGAGTAAAGAGATGGCAGAGATTGCATTAGCAATCAAGACCGCACGGGCGCATGAGAAGATTGCGATTGCAGAGGCTACAAAACGTGCTAAGATTACTATTGAGCAAGAGACCGCAACCGAACACGAGGCTATCGTGGAGCAGGTTAGACGTGCGCTTGTGCTTGGCATGTCAGCACGACAGATTGGCACGGCGTATGGCTCATCAGACCCGTACACCTCAAAGCGGCTAATCACCGAGGCTCTGGCTGGCACCACGCCAGACACCATGAGTACACACCCAGAGTGGAAACTTACCCGCAACGGTGACGACACATTCAGCATCACAGCATATGGGCTTGGCGAGGGTAAGTTGTCAGGCTTTGGCACGTTCAAGATTGACGATGACGGTGAGAACTTCAGCCTCATTGACGGCGACATGTTCTTGCAGGTGCAGTTGTACCGACTAGGATTCAAGGATGTAGTATTGGAGGAGGCACGTGGCTAATGAGGATTACTATGAACTTACTGAAACTCTTGGTGAACTATCTAACTATTACTCTGACACTATTGGGCGCGATATTCGTATGGGGTCTGATATTGATGGTGACGTTTGGCTATCTAGTAACCGCACAAACGGCAAAGAATATTTCGACTCGATTGAAGAGGCAGAACGCCGAGTAAAGTTGTTGTATGATGACCTACTACCAGACGAAGATGAGATTGACCCACTAGAGGGTTTCTAGTGGTTGGTATTTTATCGATAGTCTTCTTTATTATTTGGTTCTCAAGGAAAGGATTACAAGAACTATATGAGAGACAAGTTAGAATCACTAACCTTAGAGCCAAGGCAGATGAAGGCAGTCGAGAAGATTATCTCAGAGCCTACCAAAGCAGCTCTCAACGCGAGCCTTATGGGAACTGGCAAAACTTTGATGGGCGTGGAGGTTTCGCTTCGCATTGGGGCAAAGACTAGCCTAATCATTGGTCCACTAAATACCTACTGGGGCTGGTGGGATACCATCCAGCGACAGACTGATTACAAGAGCATTATTCGCAAGATTGACAGTAGCAAGTCTGGCAAGGATGCAATGCAGTTGTTGATTGCAGGTGAGCCTGGATGGTATTTCATTGGCCGTGAGTATTTCAGAACACAGGTCTGGGATAAGATTGTTCCGGATATCGCTATGGTTGATGAGTGCCACTTCGCACAGAATCGTAACAGCAAGTCATTCAAGTCGCTTATGAAGTTGAAGTCCTGCTTCAGGTTGTCAATGTCGGGAACGCCATACGGAAATAAGTTCGAGGGATTCTGGGCAGTAACGCGATGGCTATGGCCTAGCGTTGTGCCTAAGAGTTTCTGGGCTTGGGTATATGAGTATTGCCTTACCGGCTATTCACCATTCAGCAAGATGGATATCCTTGGCGAGCTGGAACCTGGTAAGTTTGCCAAGTCTCTTCCTTGCTACATCCGTCTTGAGCCTAACCACAATCTAGAAGTCGTAGAAGAAACCAGATTCGTAGACCTTGTGCCAGCACAGCGCAAGATTTATGAGAAGTTTGAGAAAGACTTGGTTGTTTGGCTAAATGATAATCCGATGATTGCAGAAGTTCCGATTGCAGCTCGCATCCGACTACGCCAGATTACCCTTGCTGTGCCAAGTATCAACGAGGCTAACGAGGTTATCTTCGAGGGTGATGCGGTAAGTAGCAAATATAAGGCGCTTCAGGAAATCATTGAGGATAATCCGAATGAACCTATGTTGCTCTTGACTGATAGCCAGAAGTATGCTAGTCTTGTTGCTACACGTCTTGGTGCAGATGCTTTCGAGTGGAGTGGCCAAGCCAATCAGACACAACGCGAAGCTGCCAAGCAGAAGTTTCTCAGGGGAGAGCTTCAATATATCGTGGCAGTTATTCCGGCTATTGCAGAAGGTGTGGATGGATTGCAGGATGTATGTTCTACAATCGTCTGGCTATCACACAGCGACAGTAACCTAATGAACCAGCAGGTTATCGACCGCATCCGTAGACGTGGCCAGAAGAATGTTGTAAAGATTTACGATATCGTAGCACGTGATACTTACGATGAGGGCCAGCTATCAACACTATTGCAACGCCAGCTAGACATGAACGCAACCCTACGTAAGGAGTAGTAATGTCGCTTATTGATGGACCAATTAATCAACCAGAACACGATTGCTGCGAGGCAGATGAATGTATAGAGCCAGACGAAGAGCAAAACATCGAATGCCGATGCGAGAAGCACTACTGCGACAGCTGTGGTTTGCAGTGCAACTGCCGTTGCGACAGCGACTACGACAACTGGAAGGATAGCCAACATGACTAATGAGACACCAATCTACAATCAGATGCAGAAGCACTATGCGATGATGAGAGAGACTATTCGGATAGAACAGCGTATTGAACTCGTAAAGCAACTAAAGGCAATCAAGAAGCCAGTCAAGCAAGTTCAGGATTTGATTAAGGAGTATGAGAATGCCGAGATTAAAAACACCTAAGCCACCATGCTCTGTAAATGACTGCAAGAACCAGAGCTGGCGACTTTATGAGTACTGCCGAATGCACCAAGCCAGGGTAATGAGAACTGGCACAGTGGATGGTATCGCTAGACTTCGCGCAATCAACAAAGAAGCGAAGCAAGAGCGGGCTAAGTTCTGTAAGGAAGAAGGATGCCAAGATAAGGTAGTCCAACGCTTCCGTTGCGAGTGGCACTATGACGACTTGATTGAGCGGATGCGGGTACGCAACCAACAGAACTATGAACTAATGCAAGACTACGAAGACATCGACTATGACGACTTCTGGGAATGGGTAAAGAAGGAGCTGAAGTTAGATGAGCAAGATGAACGAGCAGTGGCTACAAGAGAACTATCCACAGCCAGAAGAGGAGAGCAATGATTAACGCAGACACTATCAACGACTACCTAGAGTGGCGACAAGAGAAGACAAACCTTATTCGCTACAGCGGTGACGAAGCAGTTTCACCAGAAGCCTGGGTAGAAGAAATCCTAATGTCCGAGGCTCGTGATAGAATCAACCTTATCAAGGACTTGTTGGAGAGCGAAGACCTTGACCCGCTTGAGGTTGCCACTAAGATTCATAGTTTAGTTTACGACCCGATTGAGGAGTTGCATGACGATACTGGGCTGGTGCATGACGGGCCACCATACGATATGCCTGAAGACGATACCGAACTATAGTTGCCAGTGCGACTGCCATAAGGAGACAGATGAGCGAATACCAGTGGGAACAAGCGGATAAGAATAATCCGTGGGGTAAGAAGAGAGCCAGGGGAACGCACTGTTCTAAGGGACACGAGTTCACCGAGGAGAATACTTTTATTCGCCCACTTGATAACGCTCGTGTCTGCCGACAGTGCCGTAAAGAATACGCCAAGATGAAGTATCAGGAAAAGAAGATACAGAACAACGGCGTAGCCCGGACAAAGAAGGAAAAGATTCAGGTCTTTGAGTTGTCTGAGTCCGTGCAGATATCTGAAGCTGCGCTTCCATTGTGGGAGGCACTCAAGGCCGGACTTCGTGAGAACGAAACACCCTGCCTAAACAAGCCGGAGATATACGCAGACCATACAATCTTAGTGTCTATTGACGAAGCCGAAGAACTATGCTATGGTTGCCCTATCATAAAGGCGTGTTACGACTATGCCATCGCAGATAATGTGAATGCAGGAATCTGGGGTGGCGTTGTAATGGATGGAGAGGAGAGTGTTTTATTTGAGTTTGAGTGATACGCAAGTAAAAGAGATGACTGTTGGTTTGTTCCTTCAGGAATCAGAACGAGATAAGCAGCACAAGGTTGGAGCATCACAGATATCTGACCCTTGTACTAGGCATCTGGCTCACGCGCTTGTGCGTACAGAACAAGAAGTACAAAAGTACTGGATGGGAGGCAAGATTGGTACAGCTATTCACGGATTTATTGAGCGTGCTATTGCCGATAGCGGGGATGTTCTTCTCGATGGTGCTATTGTCGAGCAGAAAATCAGACTTGGCGTTCTTGACGGCTATGGCACTATTTCTAGCAAACCTGATTTGGTTCTCCCTGGTAGTCAGCACCTCATAGACTGGAAGACTACATCACGCACCAAGATTAAAAAGCTGCAGAACTTTGTGGCAGGATTAAAGCACGACTCAGCATCAGAGTATACGCTTCGTAAGTACATCGGCCAAGCGCAACTCTACGCTTGGGGATTGAACCAAGGCGGAACCAAGATTGATAAAGTTACTTTAGTATTTATCAACCGCGACGGAACTTACGAAAACGACATCTGGACTTTCAGCGTAGACTACGATGAAGAGTTCGCGTTGCAACTTTGGAACAGGCTTGAAACGCTTTGGTCCGAGCTGCAAGATGGCGCTCACCCAGAATCATATGCGCCACACCCTGATTGCTACAAATGCTCTATAGGTATATAACGACACGCCGATAGAGGTCGCTACTAGATTTCTTGAATCATATGTGTTATACTGTACAAACCAGAAACAAGGAGGAAACAAATGACTGAAGCAACAAAGGCCCCTGAGCCAGCATTCCTAAAGCTGATTCACAAGGCAGAAACACTGAACAAACCAAAGTCAATGCTGTTCTACGGTGACGCAGGTCGCGGTAAGACTTGGCTTGCAGCTTCTATCTCAGAGGTTGCAGAGTTTGGCCCAGTTCTACTGATTGACGTTGAGGGTGGTTCATCTGCTATCGCTCGTGACTTCAAGACCGTGGATGTAATCCAGATTGAAAAGCACGAACAGTTCCAGGCCGTGTACGACTGGCTAATCGGTGGCGACCACAAGTACAAGACGGTTATCATCGACACCATTGGCGTTGTCATGGACCGTGCTGAGAAGTTCTTCGGTGAGAAGCCAGAGAACAAGGGCAACAAGTTCGGCAAGTGGGGCGACCTAAAGAACTGGGCGAATGAAATCTTCCGCACGTTCCACACCGCACCATTCGTGAGCATCCTTATTGCACACGCACTTGACGACAAGGATGAAAACAGCGGTGCAATCAAGACCACTGCGATGCTTCCTGGTTCGTTCAAGTCAACCCTGCCATCTATTCCAGACATCGTTGGTTACATGACCATCGAGGCACAGGAGGATGGCCCGCCACAGCGAGTGCTAATCGTTGGCCAGTCAGACCGACTGGTTACGAAGAACCGCTTCGGACTGCCGGCGAAAATCTATGACCCGTCTATGAAATCAATCATGGACATTATCAGCAAAGGAGGCAAGTAATGGCTAAGAAGAATAAGTCAGAACCAAAGAAGGTGCACCGTTCACCAGAGGAAATCGCGCCAGCACTACTACAGGCGCACATTGAAATCGAGTTGGCAAGCAAGGTAACCAACGCAGCTTTCGACGCACAGCGTAACGCAGAGCGTGTTCTCGCAGAGATTCACGCAGAAATCAAAGAAGCCCTAGAGGCAGCACAACAGGAGGTAAAGTAATATGTCAGCAATTAAACTAAACATCACTCAGGATGCACTCGACTCAACTACCGGCGGAGACTACACGCCAGTACCGGAGGGCTCATACAACGCAACAATCTTTGATGTAAAGTCAGAGGAAGTTCGTTCAGGCGAGAACGCCGGTAAGCCACGCTTCAACATTCAGTTCCGACTATCAGGCCCAGGCGTTGAGAACCGCCGCGTCTTCAGTTACGTGCCACTGTACGTAGCCAAGGACTTCTGGAAGACCAAGGCATTCTTTGCAGCTCTTGGTATTGACATGACTGTTGGTTCATTCACGGTTCCGACTCCAGATGAACTTGCCGGCAAGGCTATTGGCGTTCGCGTCAAGGTCGGAACCGACATGGAGGGTAAGCCTCGCAACGAGGTAGGCGGCTTTGATAAGCCAACTTCAGGCGCAGCTTCATTGCTTGCAGCTTCAGGCGCAAAGCCAGTTGGCGATGTCTGGTAATACCTAAATGGGCAGTCCTGAGACATGACTTAAAACTGTCTCACAAGTCCCCGCTGGTGCTATACGCTTTCTATCTCTCCCTCCTTTGTGCGTATAACTCTGGTTCGATTCCAGGTCGGGACACGAAAGAACCGCAAGACCGCTGGGCAGATATGTACCCTAGCACGGGACTCTTTCACCTAATGCCCCCTAGCTCAATGGCAGAGCAGGAAGCTGTTAACTTCAAGGTTGCTGGTTCGAGTCCAGCGGGGGCAGCAAACAGTAACAACGGTCAGTGAGCCTAGCGTAAACTAACCCCCGCCTGTACTTTCATGTCTGGTGCTAGGATGTTAGTTGTTACTGGGTGGGCTCTGCAGGGCCTGCCATTTTGCCTCAATAGCTCAGTTGGTAGAGCGCCATACTTGTAATATGGATGTCGCGGGTTCAATTCCTGCTTGGGGCTCGGCGCACTACCTTCCCTAGTGGAAGCCCTTTTACTGCAAAGTAATGGCCTATGAAAATAGGAGGCGGGACACCCATCGAGCCAGAGTGATAGTAGTGGTAGCGGCTGGTACAAAAGGGTTCTAAGTGTTACGGTAGCACAACGGTCTCCAACACCGTTAGCGAAGGTTCGACTCCTTCAGAATCTGCGGAGAGTAAATAATCAATCAAAGGAGGATATATGCAGACAGGCGATTTTCTAGCCTCCGTCTATGGCGATGCCAAAGGTCTAGCGACCATCGTAACCAAGGGTGCGACTGGTGAACTGACCGAGCAGAAGTTCTTCGAGTACCCAGCACAGGCTGAAGACATGGTGAACTACTGCCTTGCTCGCAACACTGAAGACGTATACTATTCACCAATCCTATTCAATGCGACACGTCGTATCAAGGAGAACGCTAAGACCGTTCACGTCATCTATGCAGATGCTGACGCTTGTGGCCCAGAGAACTTCCTTGTCGAACCGTCTATCTCAGTGCAGACTTCGGATGACCGCTGGCACACGTACTGGATGCTTGATTCAGAAGTAGACCCACAGGTTGCAGCTTTGCTTGCAAAGAAGATTGCCTATGCACACAAGCACCAGGGTTGCGACCTATCAGGTTGGAACACAACCAAACTTCTTCGCATCCCTAACACCATGAACTGCAAGCCAGGCAAGAACGTGCCAGTTACTGCAACTACTAATGGTGCAATCTACTCTATTGAAGACCTAGAGTTACACTACGGAGACGTAGAAGTAGAACCAATCCGCGAACTGTCGCTTGAGGCGCTACCAGAGTCATGGCCTAACCTCATGAAGACTATGGCTAAGATTCAGAGTAACCCTGAAATCATCGGGCTGTACATGGAGGAACCTTCGGCGAGCGCAGACATGTCTAAGCTTCTTTGGAAGTTGGAGATTGCCCTTTACAAGCAGGGTCTCACCGCAGAAGAAGTCTTCGTTGTTGTTCGCAACGCTAAGTGCAACAAGTACCACTCACCACTACGCCCTAAGCGTCTGGACGCAGACGGTGACTTGTGGCGTGAAGTTCAGCGAGCCGGCGGTTCATTCCGCGAAGACGTTGCAGCTCCAATGCCAATCGACTTGACTGACATTGAGAAGCCTGTCGAAATCAGCAACATCAAGCCTCAGTTCCTAACCGAGTCCGAGCGCTTGACCGTAATGGAGCACCGCAACTTCATCGACATCTACCGCGACTGGGCAACCAGCAAGACCGACGGTGCAATTGCCTATCAGAACGCATCTGCGTGGACACTGCTCTCGTGTGTGTTCTCTGATGTCGGCTATGCTGTGCCAAAGTTTGGCAAGATGGGCTTGAACCTTTGGTTCATGGTCTTGGGTGAAACCACTCTGACCCGTAAGTCAACCTCTAGAAACCTCATGCTCCGCGCTGTGCGCCAGTACGAGAAGTTCTCTGGATACCAGATTGACATCGGTTCGGATGCAACCCCAGAAGGCTTGACGGCCATCCTGGGTGAGCGAGACAAGCAGACTTCATTGCTTCACCGCGATGAGGTTCAGGGTATGTTCAAGGACTTTATCAACAAGACCTACATGGCCTCAGCCGCAGAACGCTTTACTGAACTTTACGATGGCCACGTACCTGTGACTATCCGTTCAGCAAAGGGCAAGACCCAGACAGAACGTGCTGAAACAAACTTCATCATGTACCTAATGGGTATCACTAGCAAGACTGCAGACGTGCTAACGACCGAGTATTTCCGTTCGGGATTCTTGGCTCGTTTCATCTATGTAACTGCACCAACACCACCTCGCACAAAAGAGTCTGAAGATATTCAACAGGCCGATGAGTACGAAGTCAACGTCCGAGATGAAACTCTTGAGGCGATGATGAAGGGCTTGTCAGAGAGCGTCATGTGGTGGCAGAAGAAGGGTGGTCCGTCACCTCGCCCGGTTCGTTTGAGCCAGGCCGCACTTGAGCGATTCAATCAGTTCAAGTGGGAGATGGGTAACTTTGCAGAGGCCCACCCAGAGAAGGAATCTATTGAGCCTTCACGCCAGCGCCTAGCGTTGTCGGTCTGGAAGTGTGCTGTTCTGCTTGCTATGTACGACAAGTACGAAGAAGTGCAACTTCGCCACTTGCTAACTGCAATCATGTACTCAGAAGAATGGTTCTGGAACTTGACTCAGATGGCTGGAGCAATTTCTGCCTCAGAATGGCAGCGAGATGTTGACCGTCTTGAAACTCTTATCACTGATAAGGGTGGCAAGATTCGATACGAAGATGCATACAAGAAGTTCAACAATAAGCGCAAGCGTGAGTTCGATGAGATGGTCCAGGCCCTCCACTCGCAAGCACGTGCACAGTTGGTT